CCGAGATTGACGCGGCTATCGCCAAGCTGGATCAGCCCCTGACCCCCGCCGAAAAGCTGGCCGCTGCCGGGCTGACCGTAGACGATCTGAAAGCCCTGCTCAGGTTGTCATGATGTGCTACACTGCCACCGCCAATGTCTGAGGAGGACAAAATGTCAGCAGAAGCAACCCCCAATCCGCTCGATCAACTGCTCAAGCTTGACCTGACGGCCGGCGAGGTCAACTACATCCTGAGCGCGCTCGGGTTTCGTCCTTTTGGCGAAGTATCGGCGCTGATCAATAAGATCAAGCAGCAGGGCGACGCGCAGTTTGTGGCGCCGCCTGCGCCGGAAGCTCAAGCGGCATAGAGAATACCATGTTTGACGCGCAAACCCTCATCAACGTCGGCCTTGCAGCCATTCTGGCGGCAGTGGGATGGTTTGCGCGTCAGCTTTGGGAAGCGGTACAGCGCCTACAGCGCGATCTTCACGAAGTCGAAGTCAGTCTGCCAACCAGTTACGTCAGCAAGAATGACTTCAACACAACGATGAAACATATCGAAGACATGTTTCAGCGCATTTACGATAAGTTGGACGAGAAGGCGGACAAGCCATGATCGATCCAAAACAGACACGCGGCTACCTGAACAACAATCCCGGCAACATGGACCGTGGCGACCCGCCGTGGAACGGCGAAATCCGCGACATCGCCAAGTGCCAGAACGACATTCAGCGCGGCGAACTGAGCCACGGCCGATTCTGCGTCTTTGAAAGTGCCGAGATGGGCATCCGCGCCATGGCGAAGAACTTGCTCGCCTATCATGACCGCCTCGGCTGCCGTTCGATCCGCGATTACATCAACCGGTGGGCGCCGCCCAACGAGAACAACACCGAAGCCTACATTGCAAACGTCGCCAAGCGCGCGAACGTGACGCCCGACGAGGCAGTCGATATTCGCAATCCCGGCGTCATGTTCTTGATCATCGACGGCATCATCCGTGTTGAATGCGGCGGCATGCCCTACGAGAGCAACGAGATCGCCGACGGCATGCAGCTCGCGGGGGTCCTATAATGCCTGCCATCATTGCGGCCCTTCTCGGGGCAATGGGGCCTGTCCTCGACAAGCTCATTCCCGATCCGAACGCGCGCAACGCCTTCTCGCTGCAGCTCCTCTCTGCGCTGCAGGCGGCTGACTTGTCGCAGCTCAAGATCAACGAAGCGGAAGCCGGCAACCCGAACCTGTTCGTGTCGGGCTGGCGCCCGTTCATTGGCTGGATTTGCGGCGGCGCGCTATTCTACCAGTACATCTTCCTGCCGCTCGGCGTGTATATCGCCTCGTTCATCAGCGCGGCCGCGGTGACCAACCTGCTGAATGCGCCGAAGCTCGACGGCAATCTGTGGGAGCTGATGATCGGAATGCTCGGCATGGGCGCGCTGCGCTCGTTCGAGAAGCTCAAGGGGGTCGCCGCTAAATGACGACCGGCCTGACCTATAACCAGTACGTCACCGAACTGGCGAACCTTGCCATCGTCGATCCGGCCGATGCCAACTTTGTGACGAACCTGCCGCAGTGCATCACGTATGCCGAGAACCGCATCTACCGCGATCTCGATCTGCTGTCGACCGTCACGGCGGCATCCGGTTTTTCATGCGCCACTGGCAGTCGGCAGATCACATGGCCACTGTCGCAGTTCGTCACGGTGCAGGAAATCAACGTCATCACGCCGGCGGGGACGGCCGACCCGAATGCGGGGACGCGCGTCTCGCTCTGGCCGGTGACCAAATTCTGGCTCGATATGATCTACCCGACGGCGACGACAACCGGCGTGCCGGGGTATATGGCGATGCTGAACCAGAACACGGCCTTGATCGGACCGTGGCCGGACCAGAACTACGCTGTCGAGATCGTCGGCACGGTACGCCCGGATTCGCTGTCGTCGTCCAACTCGTCGACCTTCATCAGCCTGTACCTGCCCGACCTGTTCCTGATGGCGTCGATGGTCTTCATCAGCGGCTACCAGCGCGATTTTGCGCTCGGGGCGAGCCAACCGAACGATCCGCAGATGCCGATCAATTACGAGAGCCAGTACCAGACGCTGCTCAAGAGCGCGATGGTCGAGGAGGCGCGAAAGAAGTTCGAAGCAGGTGGATGGACGTCCATGTCGCCGGCCGTGGCCGCGACGCCGTCGCGGGGGTAGGCCATGCACGCGACGCTCAAGCTCATCCCGACCGTCGACACGAACCGAACGCCGGCCCTGAACGAAGCCGCGATCAGCTCGACGCAGCTTATCCGCTTCATCAAGGACCGCGAGAATCTGGGCCTAGTGCAGAAGCTGGGCGGCTGGACGCGGTACTTTGCGTCGGCTCTCGGCGCCGTGCCGCGCGCGCTCTGGGCGTGGCGCGACAACCTGACGAACGACTATCTGGCCGCCGGCTGCTCGACATCGGGCGCCCTTGGCGGCCCGCTTTTCGTCATTGCGAACAACGTCGCAAACAACATCACGCCACAGTCGTTCGAAGACGACCCCGCCGTCGACTGCTCGACAACCATCAACACCAGTCTGGTGACCATCGGCGATCCGGGCTTCAGTGCCGCCACGACGGGCGCGTCTGGCGACGGCACGACGGCCACGATCACGTACGGCGGGACGCATGTGTTTCCTGTCGGCGGAACGGTCGTCGTCGCGGGCGTCACGCCCGTGGGCTACAACGGCACCTACCCGGTGACGGCCAGCACGGCGGGC